AGGCAAAGCCGAATGCCGAAACGAGACCAGGGGCCAACAGTCCCCCGGCGAACGCCGACGCCGCGATGATCGCGATCTGGAGCACGAGGCGCAGAGGGTTCGACCCGCCGCCATCCTGCGGCACCTGAGTGATCACGAGCCGCTGACCGCGCCCTATCCGCGTCTCGGCCCAGCGTTCGGGCCGCACCGCACCGAGCGCGCGCAGGACCGCCTCGGCGGCTTGAGGGTCATCACCCTCCGGCCAGTCGATGGCGCTGTTGTCATCCGCCTCGCGAAGAAAGACCGCGATGCAGTCAGACCCCAGCCCGGCCCGCGCGATCACCTGTGCGACGGTCTCGCCGGTCCGGGCCTCGATCGGCACGGTGCGGTGTGCGTCGATCAGCTCTTCGGGGGATGTGTCACCGGACATCAGCAGATCGAGGCCCGGCACGTAGAGCGCGCGAGGGGCGCGGGCGCGGCGCGAGGGGCGCGCGGCGGGGGCCGGTGTCCAGACCCGCATCTGCCAGCCCATCAACCGGATCGCGTCGGGGCGGTCATAGACGAACCCCGCGCCGCGCTGGCAATGCAGCACGCACCCCCCGATCCAGACACCGACATGGTTGGCGCGCCCCATCCGCCGCATCTCGATGAGATCGCCGTCACGGGGACGCCCGGCGCGCCGCCACGCCATGCGCGCGCCGCTGATGGATTTGCGCCGGTCCGGCCCGAGGCCGGGCAGCGAGCGGCCAAAGAACCGCTCCTGCACCATGCCCGCGCCTGACCAGCAGTCATAGGCGTCGGGTCCGACCGCCCCCGCCTGCCAGGGCGTGCCGATCAGTGCGGCGATATCAGAGACCGAGCAGCGGGAAGCGGGCATCGTAGAATTCCATGTGAAAGGGCGTGTTGATCACGTCCGGGGCGCGGGCCGTGACCTCGATCGTCCCGGTGATCACCGGATCGATCAGTTCCATTCCGGTCAACACCTCGGGCTGACCGGCCAGACGCGTGGCCATGGTGAAGGCGCGCAGGGTGATCTGCACCGGGACCGTGGTTTTTGACGCGGCGATCAGCGCACGGGTGATGCGCGCATCGACATTCGAGAAGCGGAACCGCGCCAGTGGCACCCCGAGCGAGGTTTTCTCGGGCCGCACGATCTCGATGGGGGCACGGTTGAAGGACACGATCTCGCCGGGGTTCAGGGGGGCATCGGCCTCCAGCCGCGCCTCGAAAAAAGGCTCCTCCTCGATGACGGAAGGCGGGGCAAAGACGCTCGCCAGCCGGACAGCCCCTTCCAGTCCGGTGCCGGGATCGATGATCTCGGGGTGGCGCACCTCGACCGTCGCGATTTCGATATCGTCGGTGGCATAGGCATAGCTGGCAATGATCGACGGATGCGGCATCAGCGCTCTCCCTGTCGCGAGAAATACTGCGCGTCATCAAGGCGCGGCAGGCGGCGGATTTCGATATCGAGCGAAATGCGGTATTCGAAATCGCCGATCAGCCGACCGGTCCAGGCATCCTCGCCCTGATCGATGATGCGCGCCTCGACGGTCTGGTAGTCATCATCGACCAGGGCCTGCATCTCGAACCACAACCGGCCGCCGTCGATATCCTCGTAAAACCACCGCCGCAGCACCGCGAGGTCGGACCGGCGGATGTCGAGATTGAAGCGCTGCCGCACGGGCCGGAAATGCGCGGTGCGGCGCACCCGGTCCTCGCCATCCTCGAACTCGCTGCGCCGCGTGACCGACGGCATCTGGAACTGCCAGCTGTCGAATTGCGGTTTGAACCGGTCCGGCAAGGGCCATTGAAGGGCCATTATACCCCCCCTCTGATGTTGAACCGATGCCCGATGACCGGGGCGAGGCCGCGACCCTGCGCGATATTGCGGCCCAGCCGCCCCTCGACCTCGTTGAAGATGATATCGAGCTCGATCTGATCGCCATTCTGGCTGGTCTCGACGCGCGGCTCGCCCTCCGCCCCGACCACGTTGACGCTGAGATTGAGCGCGACCTCTCCGGTGCCACCCGCCGACGGCCCGCGCGGTGCCGTGGAAAGCTGCGCCAGACCCCGGATCGTGGCGGCGGTCGCCTGTTGCTGGGCCAGCGTCATCACCCGCTCGTCATCCTCGAGGATGGCGGGCACCTCATTGCCCGCCAGCCCGCCGATATGGAGCCGCCGCGCCCCCGCGAACACCGCCGGGTTGACAAGGCGCGACGCCTGCCCGTCCCGAACAAGCCCGCCATCGTGGAAAACCGGCAGCACGATCTGTCCGGTGTTGCCATCGAACACGGGAGGAAATCCAGCAGCGGCGGTGCTGGCTTGGGTGGTGACACCACCAAAGCCGCCAAAGATGGCTGAAAGCAGGTTCCCGAAAATACCACCCCCCGCCGATGACAGGGTCCCCGACGCAGCGGCAGCGCCAAGCCGGAAAAGCTGACGCAGAACAAAATCCACCATGTCCCCGGTCTCGAGCTTGCCGGTTTTGGCGAGGCTGACAAAGGCATCCTCCATCCCCGAAAACGCTGTCTTGATCGTGTCCTCGGCGATATCGGCCATGGTGATCTGCGTGCCGAAGACATCGTTCAGCCCGCGCTCGATCCCGGCCTGCCAGTCATCGCGGTTCTGCAGATCCTGCTCGTAGGCCTCCCTGAGCCGGTCGCGGGCGATATCGTTGACCATCTCGGCATAGCGCTCGTGCCCCATACCCGCCGCCTGAAGCTGTGCGATGGTCGTGGTGCGCCACTCCTCGATCTGGCGGCACGAGAACTCCATCGTGCCGCCGAAGCGCTGGCCGAACTCCTCGAACACCTTGGTGACGATATCGACCTCTTTCTTGACACGGCCCGCGCCGCCGCGCTTGCGCTCGCCCGTGCCAAAGAATGCATCCGGCGCGGTGCCAAGCGCCGCCTCTGCCTCGGCGCGGATCCGCGCGACTGCCGCCGACAGCTCTGCGCCCTCAAGCCCCGCCGCGCGCAGGCGGCGCTCCTCGTTTGCCGCAAGAAGGAACGCCTCACGCTCGGCCCCGCGCGCTGGCCCCTTGCCGAACCGCGCCTCGGCGGTCGAACGGTCACGCGCGGCGGCCACACGGTCGCGCAGCCGGTCAAGCTCGGTGCGGCTGTCGCCAAGCGCCGCCTCCACCCGCTTGACCGCGATCAGCCCCTCGATTGCCGCGCGCTCCTCGTCGGTGGCCCCGGCCAGCGCGCCGCGCAGGCGGATCATCTCGCGCAGGACCGGATCGGCGGTGCGCATCACGTCGATCTCGGCGCTCAGGCTCTCGCGCAGCTCCTCGACCGCCTCGCGCGCACGCTCCTCCGCGCGTGAGCGCTCTTCCGCCGCGCGCGCCGCCTGCTCGGAAGCCTCCTTTTCGGCGAAGATCTCTGCCACCAGCGCCGCGATGGCCTGCCCTGCCTCGCTGTCGGCGGCAACGCCTGCCTTGAGTTGCGCCGCGCGCTGCGCGTTCGCCAGCTCGCTGCGCCTGACCTCCTCGATCTCGCGGGCCAGCTCGTCCATGACGCCGTCCACCCGCTCCTTCGCGATCTGTGCCTGCGCCTCGGCGGATTTGCGCGCGACATCCATCTCTTCCTCGGCGGAGGCGCGCGCGACACCTGTCAGCCGCTCCAGCGAGGCCTCGCTGTCGGCGACCCGCTGGTCGACAAAGCGCAGGATATTCGACAGGCTGAGTTCAAGCCCGGCATCGCCCTGGGCTCTCGCCTGCGCGAGCTGGTCCAGAACCCGCTGGCGCTCATCGAGCAACTCAATGAGCCGCTCATTCTCGGCCACGATCTCCCGGCTGCGATCGGTATCGGTGACCGTGTCATCCAGCAGGTTGTTGATCTGCCCCACACCCTGCCCGACCAGCAACAGGAACTCGGACAGGCGCGAGCCATCGTTGAGGCGCTCCCCGATGATCTCGAAAAACCGCGTCATGTTCTCGCTGAGCAGATCGAACCCGCCCGCAAGGCCGCCGCCCGCGGCGGCACCGGTGCCGCCCACCTGTCCGGCCACAGCATCGAGAATGACCTTCTGCGCCTCGGCCAGCCGTCCGGTCTCGGCGAAGTTGCGGATCATCTCCTTTTGCAGCGGCGAAAAACTCACGCCGACGCGGGTCAGCGCCGAGAGGCCCGCGATCGGGTCCTCCAGCGCCTTGCCAAGCTGCACGGCGTTGCCTTCGAGCGTGCCAAAGCCGCTGGCGGCAAGGTCCTGGCTGAGTTCGAGCGTGCGATCAAAAGTCTCGCCCGCGACCGAGCGGAAGGTCAGCAGGGTCGCGGCGGCGGCGCGCACCTCGCGCGACGAGGCGAGCGTATCGACCGCGATGCGGCGCGCGGTGGCGTTGATCTGATCGGCGGTGCGCCCGGCGGCAAAACCGGTGGCGTTGAGCGCCCCCTGAAGCGTGAGCTGTTGCCGCTCGTAATCCGAGAACGCGCGAATGGCGCGGGTGGCGGCAAGCGTGAGCGCGCTCACGCCCACGACGGACCCGACCAGTGCCAGGTTCATGCGCCCCGACAGGCTGGCGATGGTCGAAAAGCGCGAGGCAACCCCGCCGAGCGGCCCGTTGATGAGCGCCTCGCTGGCGGCGGCATTGCTCATCGCCCCCGAAAACGCCTGGGTGGCCGCCGTGGCGCGGACCGTCTCGGACCGGGTTCGCGACTTCGCCAGGCGCAGCCGGTCGCTCGCCCGCGTCGAGGCCGCCTGGGCGCGGGTGCTGCGCCCGGCCTCGTCGCGCGCGCGCGCCGTGGCCGCGGCGCCCGTCTGCTGTGCGCGGGTCATCTGGCCTGTGCCCGTGGCCGCGTCGCGCGCGCTCTGACCGGTGGCGCGCGTGCTGCCGCGCATCTTTTCCATCTCGTCGCGCGCGCGGCGCAGCGCGGCAACCATTTCCTTCTCGTCGGCGGTCAGCTTTGCGGAAACCTGCATCATGGCCGCATTCCCCGTGCGCCCATGGGTCGCCGCGCGCGGCGCTTGCGCAGCTCTTCGAGCACCGCCTGTTCGATGATTTGCAGATGCGCGAAATCATCGGGGCCGACATCCAGCCCCGCCAGCTCTGCCGTCACCTTGCCCGCGCCGTAATCGAGCCCCGCCACGCGGCCCTCGCCATCACGGCGCCACTGCGTCGCCATGGCGAGGAACCATTGAACCGGCGTGGCGAGCCATGCAAACACCTCGATATCCCTTTTCCGCCCGTCCCCGCCCGCCCGCACGAGCATCGCCTCGATCTGTGCCGGGGCCAGACCGAACGCGTCCAGTTCGGCGCGGAACCTGTCCTGTCCGGCGGCACGCGCGGGCCTTTGCAGGATCGCGCGTGCCGCCGATTTCAGTTTTTTGCCTCGATCCCGATCATGGCTTTGGAGAATGCCTCCGAGATGGCAAAGAGGATGTATTCGAATTCGACCAACTCATTGCGCAGCGCCTCGCTGAACGGGATCGGCTTGCCGTCCACATCCGCGATGCCCTCCCAGCCCAGCCAGACCTTGCCGATCCACTCCGCATCGCCGAGTGCGAAAATCTCCTCGCGCTCTTTCAGGGGCGGGATGAGGAACTTCGCGCGGAAATTCTGAACCTCGATACCGCGTTCGGTGGGCACCTTGAGGCTGACATTCACCCAGGTTTCGGGGCGGGGGTTGAAGCGGAACGTGGTCATAGCGCGGTGATCCTGAATTCGTTGGTGGCGGCATGGCGCAGGTAGAGCAGATCGAAGGTGGCGGTGACCTCGTTATCCTGTTCGCCCAGATCGGTGAGAAAGGCCTGCACGCGGTCGGCGCGGAACTCGAACCGGTTGCCCGCCGGGCCGTTGCGGAAGAGCAGCGCCTGCTCGGTGCCATCGAGCGAGCGCGCGAAATAATCCAGATCGCCCAGTGCCGGGGCGGTCACCACCATCCGGCCCGTGTAGCGCCTGCGCCCGCGCCTTGTGCTCAGGTCGTTGGGCCGGTCGTTGTGAATGACCGGCGTCTCGTCCTGCATCGTCAGCTCGCGCAGCACGAGGGCCTTGCCGGCAAATGTGAATGTGGTGTTGGCGTGGCTCACATGGTCCGCCTCGCGATAGCCCGCCTGCCCGAGCGGGCCGAGATCGAGCGGCGAGGCGGCGGCGATGGCATTGCGCGCCACCGGCGCGCCGTAAAGCGCGGTCATCTCGAAATTGAGGCGCGGGATATCGCCGTCGCTGGCCTGAAAGCCCATCGTGCCGGTGGCGTCCACGGCCTCTTGCAGAAAATCACGCGCCGAGCCGGGTGCGCCCTGGCTGCCGCCGAAACCGCCCACCAGCGTGGCCCAGAGGGCGGTGTCGTCCTGGCGCGGCGTGTAGGCCGCCGAGGCCCCGGCACTCAGCGTCTGGGCCAGCCCGCAGGCCTGTGCCATGCCGCCCCAGAACGGCGCGCTGCCAAGCGCGGTCGCGGCGGAGGCCTCAAGTGCTGCGGTCACCCGGACGCGGGGGCGCGCAAGGAAATCCGCGCCGGTCGCCCCGGGATTGCCATCGACCAGATCGCGGCTCTGGCGATCCGCCTCGAGCGGGCGGTGCGTCAGCTCCAGCGCCGGGATCAGGTCCGCGCCCGCGTAATCGGCGGCGACGCCCGCCGCCGCCTGCAATTTGGCGACCAGAAATCGCGTGTCGAAATCGATACCCATGTCAGGCTCCTGTGGTGATGCGCCGCCGGAAGCGGAGCGTGAAATCGTCCTGCCAGCCGATCAGCCCGCCGCGCAGCGGGCCGGTGACAAGCTGGCCGCGTTGATGTGCGACCGGGCCGCTGGCATAGTCCGGCCCCCAGCCTTCCAGCAGCGGCAAAAGCTGCGCGCGGACCTCCTCGAGCTGGCTCAGCGCGCGCCCGCCCGCATCGCGGCGCAGGTCCTCGGCCAGCGTGATGACCATGAACCGCGCCGTGACCGCGCTGTGCTGCACGCCACCCGCCACGCCCGAGGGGCGCGGCTCCTCCGATCCGGGCATGACAAAGGCGATGGGGCTGC